AAATGTAGTCGTTTGATTAATCATAATATTCCAAAATTTATTTTATTTATTTTTATCAGACTTCCCTGTACTTTATTTTTTAAATTATATTGATGAATCACTTGCATTGCAATTAAATCATCGATTTTTTTTCCATTTAAAAATTTCGATACTGTGGAATGTTGTTCTATAAAAGAATAGCATTTTATTTTTCCGTTTATTCTTTTTTCATATGTAGAAACAAAGGGAGAAACAAATGTATTATTATATTTTTTTGAATCATATGCAATATTATTAATTGAATCATAAATGATTGAATCATTTAAATCAATATATTGCTCAATACCTGAAGATAGATGTGTTTTAACAATATTAACAAAATTCTTGTGTAAACAATCATCTCTATCTAATCTAGTTAAAATAACTGCATCACAATCGTTTAAATTAGAAACATATTCATTAATTGTATTGATAATATCATGTTTAATGCTATTGGTTGCTTTAACTTTTAAAATAATTTCATTTTCAAGAATATTTCCATAATTAGTAACACTATCATCAACCAATGATAGTATTGTGAAATTTTGATCTGTTTGATTTTTTAATGAAGGTCTACAATAATTATTCATTAAAAATATACTATTATTTAACCATTCATTCCAAGATAAATTTGTTTCTTGATATCTCCATTTTAAAGCTAATCTTGTTACAATAATATATTTTATCATTTTTAATATTCAATAAATTTATTTATTTTTTTTTCAACATATATCGAGTTATTTGTTCTTGTCTGTATTATAATATCGTGATAATCTTTTCTAATTTTAGATGCAAGATTTGTTTCTGTTTTTTGTGATAAACTATTTGCATGGACTCTTCTACTAAATAATTGATTTTTTAAATATCCAATTTTAGTTATTTTATTTATTCTTTCAATTAATTCACTATCAGCAGCACACGACCAAGGTTTATATCCACCTATAATATTTAAAATATTTTTTTTATAAAAAATTATACCAGCAGCATATCTATAATGTTCAGTAGTTTCTCTTCTATTATTAACAACAATAAAATCATTACATTTAATTCTCATTACATCAAATTTATTAATATTTTTCATTATTTCTTTTATTAACTCAGGTAACATAATGTCATCACTATCAAATCTTAATACATTATCATATTTAACTAAATTTAATAAAGTATTTGTTGTAATATACGTACCCATATTACTTTTCATCATAAAAATTCTTAAATTTCTGTATTTATGATGAATATTTAATAATTTATCTAATGTATTTTGACAAGCATCGACACCCACTAATATTTCGAAATCATTATTATTTATAAAACATGTTTGATTTTCAATTGAATCTAAACATTCTTCAATGAAGTTTTCTGTTTGATATGCAGTAATTATTATTGATATTGGTTGTATTTCAATTGGTGATATTTCATTAACAACTGCATCTGTTTGAATATTTCTTTTTATATTTCTATCATTCATTATATTTCTTTTTTCTAAAAATAATAATTTTGAGTGCCTTTGTTCTATTCTTTTTAATGCTTCTTCTTTTTTCATTTACTAAATACCATGTTTTTTCTTAATTGCCATAATAGCATCAAACTCATTATTATTATTTGATGTAATACCGGAATCCAAATAATAAGCATAAAAGGTTACTGTTGGTACTAATATGCCCTTACCACCATTTTCAACAATTGTTAAAAATAAACTCCAATCCTGTAATCTTTTTAAATTTTCATCAAACGTTGGAAATACTTCTCTACGCATTAACGACATCGTTGAAATATAATTTCCTCTTTTTAATGCTTCTTTATTAAATTCAATATTGGGTATTTGAAAATTACCATGCATCGGATGTGATTCTGGATATATAACGATACCATGATAACCTGAATAAGCAAAAGCAATATCAGGATTTTTTAATAATACATCATAAAATGATGATATATAATTACTTGGCATTAATATATCGTCATCTACAAAGATGACAAATGGTTGCGTTGATTTTTTAAATCCTTCGTTTCTTTTCTTGGGTGCGTTACCATCATTATCATTTACTATAATTTCATTTACATTATTTGCTTCTAATAATGGTAAAACCATATTATAAAAAAAAATTCTTCTGTTTCTACTTAATGGTACAATTATACTTATTGGTAAACCGTCATCTATTTTATCTATTGTTATTGGCATATTAAAAATTTATAATTCTAATAATTTTATTGGTAAATCTTTTTTGTATTTTTCAACAAATTGCAATCTATTTTTTTCCCATTGGTCATTTGTCATACCAACTGATTGATGTAGAATTCTTATATCGGTTGTTACACCTATGTTACAACCATCCAAATAGTTAGGTATACATAATCCTCCTATATCGTAGAAATGAAAGCCTTTGAATTCTTCATCAAATTTATGTTCTATATCATTACAATCAACCGCCATAAAAAGACCATCAACTAAAACAACAGGAATTGTTTTACCTTTTATTGGTTTTGAATATTCATTTGTCCAAATCTTTACACCATCTGTATGTTCTACAACACCGACCATAGTTGATCTATCTGTCCACCAAACACCATTATCAGATAAATAAGTTGTTCCTGCAACACCAATGATTTGAAAACCTGAATTATTAAATTTAGTTAATAATAATTTACCCCAATTATTAGGGCTTAAAATTTGAATATCGTTATGACAAAACACCATAATAGCATTTTCATTATTATGTTCAGCAATTCCTTTATTATATACTTCAGTTAAACTGTATTGATTTAAATTAGAATAACATACAACAGAATGTTTAACACCAATAGTATTATCAATATGTTTAATAAATTTTTGATTTTCCTCATCTGATAAATGAGAAGAAAAAATGACAATAATATTATTTTTCATTTAAAAATCATTTAAATTGCAAATATATTAATTATTAATTAATAAAGCAAGTAAATAATATTTTTACTGTTTCTTATATTGTGTTAAAATTGCCTCATAATCAGCCTTTACCTTTTGAAGTGGAAATGGTATGCGGATTAATGCTTCGTCAGGAATATCAAATTCAGATAAATATTCTCCATTTGCTATAAGTATAAAAAAATCGTAAAACGGATTACCATAATATTTTAACGCTAACTTATCATATCTATTAATTTCTTTATTCCAAGCAATATACTTATCACTTAAATTAATTGGCAATTCAACGAATGGCATTGAATCAATTGTTCCATCTCCATTTCTTAATATTGCATATCTATCGTAATCTTTGTGTGGCATAATTTGTTATATTTAATGAAGTCTGTTAAATAATGAATTTACTGCTTTACCTGCATTTTTTGTATTATTATCGTATGCAGTTTCTAATGCCTTTTTTTCACTATCTAAAACACCTTTTTGATATGATTCTTGTCTATTAGCCATATCAGAAGGTAATTTATAGAGACCTTTATTACTAAAAGTTGAATTAGCATAGTAATTAAACGATACTGCATTTTGAAGTGCATCAATAGGTCCTTTCAACGATTGACCACCAATTATTTTCATTGATAACGTTACTTTACATATCATGGGTTGCATACCAAAACCCTCCGGATTGGTATCCCATGTTGTTTCAGAATAATCAAAGTTTATACTTTCAATAATTACTTTGGTATAAAAGAAATCACCAATTCTTAAAATGCAAATAGGTTGACGACCAAAAACAGAATTTTTTGCTCTTAATATTCCATTAATATCTGGTTCTGAATTATATCTTTTTGCAGCACCCTGTCTTGTACACTGTTGTAAAAATGTTAATCTTCTATGAAAGTCTTCTGGTGTTTGTGTATTAAAAACAGGATAATAATAATTTCCTATCGATGATTGAAAACCATGTAGAATTGCTGTATCGCTATCTTTTCTTTCATTCATTACAGAATAATCAGGAATATTTTTTAATGTATTAATTTGTGTTTGTATTTTTTCTTTTTGAGCAATTAAAGAATTTAATATAGTTTGTTCATCAACAGTTATTTTATTGCTTTTTGCAGTAACCTGAGTACTATTTCTTACAAATTTAATTGTTGCACTTCTTTCTTCTTTTACTTCTCTATAACCAATTGCAGCAGATGTTGCTCCAACAATACCACTATTTGAACTACCAACAGAATTAGTTATAATTGTTATTCCTAATTGTTCGGGTGTTTTTCCATATAATGTTTGTATTTTCTTTTCAATAAATATTTTAACAGCATTTGCTCTACGTAAACTAAGGGCAAGATTATAGTCATTACCCTTTTTAATATCATTTGGGTTATATTCAGTATATAATTTTGATGCACTTCCTGTTATTTCAATATTGTAATATTTTCTAGCATCTTCATTATCAAGCATAGTTTTTAATGCAGAATTTAATTCTGATTCATTACCAAATTGATCTGTCACACCTGTAGAAGTATATTGTGAAAAAGTAGGGTCTACAAAAAATGAATAATATAATACTCCTTCATTAAGATATGGACTAAGACCATCAATATAATAAATTGATTTATTTAAACCAAAATGACCAGAATCAAAACTAGTTGATATTACATTATCTAAAATTTCATATCCACCCGCATACATTTTATCAATAATAGTTGAGTCATTATCGTTTTTTGGAATATCATTAGGAAAATAAATTGAAAATGGTTTAGGAACATTAACTTCTGGTTCTGATATATGTGGGTCTTTATTAATTAAATTAATTTGATCTTGAATTTGTTTTTCTTTTAGTTCTAAATTAGGTACATTATCTGGAATTGTTATGTCGTTTCCGCCAAAACTAAAAAATTCGGCAATTTCTTTTTGTGTTGAATAATTTCTTAACTGTTGAGGATGATCTATTAATAATATAAAATTTAATACGGCTGTTCTTTCAGAATTTTGATAATTGTACATTGGTTCATTTCTACCAACCATTACTGTTGGTTCATACTTAGCATTTGCAACTTCCTGTACCTCTAATCCATAAGGCGGAAACCACATAATTCGACCATTAAACGGACCGACCTCACTTGCAGATATTTGTGATCCATATTCATCATCTATAATACCAACACCTTCTTTACTTATAACTCTTACTGCAAGATTTTCAATACTAAGCATTAAATTCTTATTATTAATTTTTCCTTCATTATCTAATGACGGATGTATTTTAGGTAATACTGAATTATATATAACTGAATTTTCATTTCCGCCATATACTTTATTACCGTCAAATCTAATTGCTTTTGCAAATCTATCATATTGATCTAAAACAGTATGTTGACGAATACCCGTTTTTCCTGCAAATGCACTTAATGCTGTTGTTGGTGCTTTCCACATTGCAGAGCCATTAAAACCAACAATTTCACCACCATTGGTGAATGCTTTTCTTGTAATATCACCAATTCTTCCTTGTGTTGAATTAATTAAATTTCTGGTATATTCTAATAAACCACTTTTTATATTAAATTTAGATTGAACATCTTGAGTATTACCTAAATTTATTCTAACCTCTTCTTCTGATTGTCCTTGTAATTGTGATAAATATTGATCTGTTTGTACATTAGTACCATCTCTACCCCAAATAAGTTTATTGGTTATGATATCATTTTTAAATTCAGTTTTATCATTAATCCAACTATTGGGAATATTATCATTTAATGTTTCTCTATTAACTAAGTTGCTAACTGCTGATCCAAAATTTTCTTTAACAAAATCAATGTTTGGTGCATATTCTGAATTAATTTTATATTCATTATTCATAGAATTAATCATACTAAGATTTGCATCTTTAATTGCTACGTCAGTATTGGGTAATATTGAAATTAAATTATATGGATTGAAATTATTATTATTAAAATCAAAATATTTTTTATTTATATTGCCTAATAAACTACTTCTATTAATTAAAGGTACATTAACCTGTGTGGCATAATTATTAAATGTTTTATCAATATTAGTTGATGATTGATAATATAAATTTCTATTAATATTGGTATATAATTGTCTTAACTGACCTTCCCCAGTATTTTTTATATAATCAGAATTAGTTGGATTATTATTAAATGGATTATCTGCATTTGAATACCAATAAACAGAAGAATCTAAAAAATTCTGAAATGATGTATTAGTTGATTTACTAGTAATTCTATATTTTAATCTGGTTGTAAATAAATTACTATTTTTATCAAATAAATTAGAAGTATTAAATATTGGAAAATTTTCTCGTTCAATACTTGACATTGAATTTAAAGCAAATTGTTTTCCTAACATAGCTAAACCAATTGTTGCCAATGGTGTTCTATTGGTAACTAATCTTCCATAAACAGTATTTTCAAGATTATATGATTTAAACGGAGTTAATCCTGCAATAATTGTATTAATTGCATTAACAGTTTTGTTAATAGCAGATTTATTAGTACTAGGATATTCAACATCAGGTGTATACAAATTTCGAGTAATTAAATTTTCTCTATAGTTTGCAGTATTTATTAATAATCTTGAAGTAGGTGTTTCGTTGTCAGAAGCCATTAATATTGATTTTTTAATAAATACTTGTAAAATTAATTTATATTAAGTATTTTTACCTTGGGAAATTATTGACTTAATCGAAGTATTAGAATAATTTATTTTTACCAAAACAATATTGGATTTTTAAAATAAAAAATTTAAAAATAAGACCTAAAGTGAAATTTTACTTGAAAATTTTGAAAAACTTTGCAAAATCCTTAAAATATAATTAACTTTAGAAAATATAATATAATTTTGAAAAAATTAGATATAGCTTTTCTTTTATTTTTAGTTTTGATTAAATTCGAAGAAGTCAATCATAAACTTTATAAATTTGTTATTTGGTTTGTAAAACTAAATAAAGAAGTGAGTGAGATTATGATTGTCTGAAAGACATCCGCTTGAATAAGCGAAACTTCGTCAAAGTTATAAAAAATTTCTGAGATAATCAAGTGTTTTTAAATAAAACATTATTATTTAATATAAATTTAACAAATTAACCAACTTCTTGACCATTTCTGGCTTCAACTTGTTTTCTAATTGCTACTTTTGAACTATATGTTTTTTCCATGAATTTATGACCATCAATATTTAGTGTGATATCACTTACAATGGCAACTTTATTGTTTGCAAATTCAACTTTTAATGGACTTTTTAGTAAATTAGCAAGATCAGCTAACATGCCACCACCTTTAGTATTAACTTTAGATATGGATTCAACAGCATTTTGAATGGCAACCCAATCATCTTTACTTCCTGACATTGCTAAATTTATTTGTTTAAATGAATCACCAACTTTTGAAATAGCATCTGCATTTTTTGATATTATTTTCATTGTTGCAGCAAATGGTATAAGACCAAGTGCCCCAACAGAAAATCCAATCATAGATGCTGATATTAATGCAATTCCTTTACCCACATCAAGTAAATCTTTACCAGCACCTTTACTTGATTCAACAAGTTTTGCTAAACCCATTACCATTAAACCAATTCCAGAAGCAGCAATACCAATACCTGCACCTATACCAAGTACAGCTAAACTAAATAAACCTAATTCTGGTGCAGCAGCACCAGCAGCAATTGCTATTCCCATAATAGCAGCAGCAAACAAAGCACCAACACCAACAACAATACTAATTGAATTAACAATTCTTTCTAATGTTTTTGCTTGTTCTGGTGTTAATTTACTCATTGAATCTGCTAATTTACTTATACCAGCAGCAGCAAGTCCAATTCCTGCACCTGCACCAAGTGCAGCAGCACCAATTCCTGCACCAACACCAAGTGCTCTTGCTCCTTGTGCTTTCATTAATTCAGGTGCACCCTTTCTAACCATTCCTGTTTTAGTAGTCCACCATTTTCCTGTAGATGTACCACCCCCACCTACTCCACTACCTACTCCACCGCCAATGCCACCACCAATACCAGTACCACGTGCTAATCTGGTTGCAGCACTATTTAGTAACATTCCTACATATTTCCATGCAACAGCACCACCAGCTAAAAGTCCAGCAGCAACAACAATTCCACCCCAACCAGTGTCAGAAAGTTTAGTAAGCATTTGTACTACAGGTCTGAATGCATTTAAAACACCATTAACTGTTCTCAATATTGGTAATAATGTTGCTTTTAATATTTCAACTGTTGACTTTAATACTTCATTAAATGTTAATGCTTGTTGAGCACGTTCTTTTAATGATGATTGTTCTTTTGCAAATGATTTTGCTTGTGATTCTGTTAATGTACTAATATCAACCATTTTACCAGCAAGTTCTGCTTCAAATTTACCTGATCTAGCATTAAAAATAGCAGCACCTTGAACCAATTCTTTTTCTCTACTGGTTAAACCCATTCCTGCCATTTGTTTTGACATTAAATCCATTTCAGCACGTCTTTGTGCTATTTGAGTTATTTCTTCATTACTCATTCCTAATGCTTTGGCAGCATATTCAAGTCTTTGTCTATCAGCAGGACTAATAAATTTCTCAAATGTACCATCACTTTTTTTTCTAAAAGTAATAAGTCCTCTAGTCATTTCACTTATTTTCTTAACCCATTTATCAGGTTCATTACGAGAAGTATAAAAGGCATCAAACATATCAATTTTAGCAAATTCACCCCCCATTACCTGTAATTTGGCAACAGCATCAATAGCACCTTCTAATGTTTTAGTTGTATCGGCAGCATTTAATGCCTGATTCATATTAACCTTTAATAATTCAGAATTCATTGCCATTTCAGCAATACCTTTACTACCTGATCTAAAGCTATATGTATTAAGTCTTTTAAAGTTATCATTTAAGTTTTTTAATACTTTGGTTGTATTAACACCCATTCTTTCCGAAGTATCAACAATTCCTTGAACATAGTCAATGGTTTTTCTAGCATCAAATCCCATTAATTCAAATTGTGCACCTAATTTAGCTGCTTGTTCAACGCCAAGACCAGTACCTTTTCCTACAGCAAGAATATCTTCAGCCATTTGAGAGGATAATACACGTGCTCTGCCTGTTTCATCTGCATATCCTTCCATTATTGATCTAATATCAGTAAGATTAGCACCTAATAAAGCAGCAAAACTAGCACTTTTTTCAAATGATGTTCTAATCATTTCTGCTTTAGTTCCCGACATTCCTAAATTAAGAATGGTTGTTCTAATAACTTTATCTGATTCTTGTAAATATTTCCAACCTAATTTTATTTGATTTCCTAATTCCTTGACTAAATCAATTCCTCTTTGTCTACTTTTATTGGATTTATCAATTTGAGCAGTATGTTCTTTTTCAATTTTTAATGAATTACTTTGTTCTGCTTCTAATTTTGTTAAATATTTAATTTCATCTTGAGATAATTCAGAAAATCTTCTTTTTAATTCATTAATATGTATTTGTCTTTCAGTATTAATTTCAGATTGTCTTGCTCTTTCACCTTCTAAATCATTAATATTTTTACTTAATTGTAATTGTATTTTAAGATAATTATTTAAATCGTCATATTCTTTTGCAAGAGTAGAAATTTTCTTTTTGGCTGCCATTATAATAAATTATATAATATAAATACAAAAGATCAAATTTTTATTATCTTGATCTTACATTATTTTTATTTCTTGTCCTGTCTTGAATTTTTTCAATTTCTTCATTTTCTTTATCTAAAAGAAATAAGAAATGTCTTCTTCTATATATAGGCAGTTTTTCAACGTATTCAGCCTGAAATTTAGCATGCTTGGTCAATATATAAATTTCTTCATCGACCATTTTTTTATATTCCCCTGCTAAATTGAGGGGAAAAAAAAATCCAGACCGATTGTTAATTTTGCATTAAAGGTATAATTATCTTTTGTACAGAATTCATAATTCATATCTACATCAGGTGATACATCTAATATTTTTTTACGAATAGTATAACAATCTAATGCAGGCATTGCATCAACAAATTTATTAATATATGATCTATCCATTTTTTCATTAATTGCAACAATACTTGCTTTTAATTTTAATGTATTAAATTGACTAACTTCTTCATTATAATTTTCTTTAATTGCTTCTGCTTCTTTAAATATTCTATCTTCTTCGCCAGAAAATAATAGTTTAATTGTAGCAATTTTTTTACGCATAGGTAATTCAACCTTAAAATGTCCAAATTCATCAGGATTTTCACCAATATGTTTATATTTTAGTTTCAATAAATCAACCTTTGTTGTAAATGGTATACCTGTCCTAGGATCAGTCACTTGCACAGTATAGGTTGAACCATAACTTGAAGTACGCAGGAATAAAAGAATAGCATTTCTATCACCAGCCAATAAATCTTCAACAACAATACCCGGAGTTTTAATTTTTCTTTTCAAAAGTAAATCTAATATCATCCCATTTTCAATTAAAGATGGCGTTGTTAATAAATCTTCATCTTTAGATGTCATATATTCAACACTTACTTCTGAAATTCCATGTGAATAATACATACCATTTGATGGTAATTTAATAATTTCATAAGAAGTCATTAAATCTGGATCAGTTTCCTTCGACATTGTTTTTTCAAAATCCATTGGATTATATGATGTTTTAGGTATTGAATTTCCTACTGCTTTATTTCCTTCAGCATTAATAGTACTTTTATATTTTTTTAAAACATCTGTAATGTTTTCTTTTTGTGGTATATTACTATCGGTTTCCATGTTTATAATTTTTTATAATTTATTATTATTCTTTGCATAAATAGTATAAAAATTATTTTTTATTCAAGATAATTTATTTTTTATCGTAATAATAGATATAAATTAATATTTTATGAGTGAAGAAAAAGATTTTAAAGAAATAATTTCGACAAATAATGATGCACAATTTTCAAAAATAAAAAAAGAAATAAATAAATTTATACCGAATGATTTAAAACTAGAAGCAAAAAATGAGAGTCAAATAAAATTAATTAATTCAATTAAAAATAATGAAATTACAATCTGTGCCGGTCCTGCTGGATGTGGAAAAACTTTTATCTCAGTAGCCTATGCACTTTCCTTATTAAGAAAATCAAATAATAAATATAAAAAAATATATTTAGTTAAATCTGTAACCCCATTAAAGGGCGAAGACATCGGTTATCTTAAAGGAAATGTTGACGAAAAAATATTACCATTTTTCTTCAGTTATTTTGTTAATATAGAAAAAATAATTTTAGATACATCACTTAAAGGATTACTTGATAAAGAAATAATTAAACCATTTCCTCTCACATACATGCGTGGTGTTACTCTTGATGACTGTATTATTATAATTGATGAAGCACAGAATATATCATTAGATAATTCTCGTACATTATTAACACGTATTGGAGAAAATTCTAAAGTTATTTTGCTTGGAGATACAAATCAAATTGATTTAAAAAACAAAGAAGAAAGTTCATTAAAAACTTTAATTAACATGTTCGAAGATACTGATAATATTGGAATTATCGAAATGAATGAAGATGATAAAAACATCAGAAATCCAATAATTACAGTAATTGAGGCTAAATTTAAAGAATATCTTGCCATGTCGGGCAGTACAAAAACAAACATTAAAAATAATAAAAAACAATTATTGGTTGAAAATGAGATATTGGACGGAAAATGAAATAAATTATTTGGTTAATAATTACGGATTAATTAGTAATAAAGAACTTGGAATAATATTAAATAGATCAGCAAAATCTGTCTATGATAAATACCTTTTAATTAATTTCAAAGGAAGAGCAATTAATGAAAAAAATAAACTAAACTTTAATACACTTAAACAAATTGCTTTACAATATAAAACAAGAGGTGAATTTCAACAAAAAAATTCAAGTGCTTATACTACTTCATTTCGTTATAATATATTAGATGAAATATGTATTCATATGATACCACAAGGTTATAGTACACCACAACTTTTATTATACGAAATATTAAAAATATTAATTCCAAATGATAATATAACATATAATGACAGAAAAATAATCAAGCCATATGAAATTGATATCTATTATAATGACTATTCACTAGGTTTCGAATATAATGGTAAAAAATGGCACACCAATAATATCAAAGACGAAATTAAAATTAATTTATGTAATAAAAATAATATTAATTTAATTATTATAAACGAAAATAATAGAAATTATGTTTTAGATATTAAAAATCAGTTAATTAATAATTTAAATAAGATAAATAATATTACTGGATTAAATATTAATGAATCTGAAATATTAGATATTGACGAAACAAATTTATATGAACTAATAAAATTCAATATTATTAATATCAATTATATTGATAATACTATTAATAAATATACAAATGCACATGATTTTAAATTGAATGAACCTAAATTATATCATTTTTTATCTAAAAATAAATTATTAAAAAATTACACATCTAATTTGAAAAAAAATAGAATTGATTGGAATGAAGATAAAATAATTAAAATTGTTAGTCAATATATATACTATAATGACTTTCAGAAAAATAATAATGGATGTTATTTGTTTGTCTGTAGACATAACTTAAAACACTTATTAGATAATTTAATAAAAAGAAAAAATAACAAAAAACAATGAACAATAATCTTTTAGTATTTTACATTGGTGTAAAATCTCTTAATCCAGAGGATGTTGAAGAATATATATATAAAGTAAAAGAAAGAGTTATGCCCGTTACTTTTGAAGGTGAAATAATTTTTATTCCAGTATCATCTTCAGATTCAAGAATTGAATGTCTTAATCCTGTTTATATAACCGATGCTGAATTAATTAAAGAACATACGGAAAAAATGAAGGAATTATATGAACATCTTCAAAATCAAATAGATCAATTAAAAGCAAAAAATATTTAATTATGGGATATCATATAAAATATATTTGGAAAGATGAGGAAATTGAATATTTAATTGAAAATTTTGAAAATTCATATAATTCAGATTTATCTATTATATTAAATAAATCTGAATTTGTTATCATGAGTAAAGCACATGAATTAAATTTAAAAAAGAATAAATTACATCTAACACAAATAGGTATAAAAAGCAGAAAAAATTTTAATAGAAATCTAACAAACGAAGATTTGAAAAAAATTGCATTAAAATATAAAACAAGATATGAATTTCAAAAAAATGATAGTAGAGCATATGCAATTTGTTGTAAACAAAAAATATTAGATTCTGTTTGCATGCATATGTTTACTAAAAAATATAGTACGCCACAATTATTATTGTTTGAAATGTTAAAAATAATATTTTTAAATAATGACATTAAATATAATGATCGAAGTATTATTAAGCCATATGAAATCGATATTTTTATAAAAGATTTCAATTTGGGTTTTGAATATAATGGAAAATATTGGCATAAAAATAATTATTCTGACGATATTAAAATTAAATTATGTAATGAAAATAATATTAATTTAATTATTATAAAAGAATATAGTAAAAATTATTGTATTGATATTAAAAATCAATTAATAGATAACTTAAAATTAATTAATGATGTCAGTAATTTACAAATTAATTCTGATGATATTTTATATATAGATAATAATATTCTATATCAAAAAATTAAAAATAATATAATTAATGTTGAAGATATTAAAAATATAATAGGAAAATATATATATTTTTCTGATTTTAGAAAAAATGAATATATTTTATATATAAAACTTGCTAATAGTAAACAACTAGATTATTATACGAGTAATTTAATTAGAAATAAAATAAATTGGAATATTGATAGTATTATTAAAGTAATAAATAAGTATAAAAATTATTCTGATTTTATAAATGAAAACAATTCCTGTTACAAATATATAAAGGCGCATAAATTAGAATATTTATGTGATAATTTAGTTAAAAACAAAAATTATTGGAATATTGATAGTATTACAAATATAATTAAACAATATAATAATTATTCTGATTTTATAAATGAAAATAATAGTTGTTATAAATATATAAAAAAACATAAATTAGAATATTTATGTGATAATCTTAATAAAACAACTAAAATTAAATGGAGTTTTGATATGATTAAAGAAATAATATACGAAAATAATATTAAATCAATATCTGAATTTAATAAAAAATACGGAGGTGGATGTAAATTCATTTATAAAAATAACTTAACAAATAAAATTAATATGATATTTCAAAAAGACAATTACTATGAATAAAAAATTAAAAATTGGAATCGATATTAATGAAGTATTTCGAGCAAAATGCTTGCAATTTAATAGATTCTATGCCCAAGAATTCGGTGAAGAAGGAATTCCAGAACAGTTCTATGTATATGATTTATTTAAAGAATATAAATGGAAAGATGTAACAGAAATTGAAAAGGAATTAAAAGAACCAGAGGATATGCCAGAAGATATTAATCCTTTGGATTATCAACACGATGAAAAATTGGGTGAAGCACCTGCAGATGCCTTTTTATTTAAATTACCTGTTGAAAATAAATTAACTGCAAAACAAGTATATAATAGATTTATGTATGAAGATTTTGTATATGAAATTCACGGTTCTGCACCTATTATGTATAAAGGTATGGATTTCGATGTTAATAAATTTTATTTAAAATATGGTGAACATTCTGATTTTACTTTATTTTCCGTAGAAAATCGTTTCAGTATTCCATCAACATTATTCTTTTTAAGTAAAATGACTGCTAGATTTAAAAATATATGCTTTGTTAATAAAGCAATTGATATGTGGGATGATATTGATGTTTTAATTACAACCGATCCTGAATTATTATTATTAGGTGCTCCTTGGGGCAAAAGATTAATTAAACTAAAAAGACCATATAATGAAAAAATAAAAGCAGGCTCTTTAGAGGTATTACAAATTAACGATTTAACAAATAATGAAGAATTTGAAAAAATAATTAAATATAAAAATAAATAAAAATGAGTGAAAATTTAAATACACAATCAGTTCAACAAACTGAGTTAGAAAAAATAGAAAAAGTTAAAATTGCATTAGATAAAATAACAAATAAGAAATCAAAATTCTTGTTTTGTGTACCTGAATCGCAAAGTCCTACAGCAAGTGTATATGAAATTTATTTTCATGCTACTGTAGTAAAAAATATGGGATATGATGTTTTAATATTGGTTGAAAGAGGTGATTATGTTGTTCCTATTTGGGTTGAAAAAGAACTTACTAATCATAAGCATATGTCTATGAGTGATCCTAAACTTACGGTAGGACCTGAAGACATTATGATTATTCCAGAGGTTTATTCAAACGTAATGGAACAAACAAAAAATTTACCATGTCTCAGAATAGGATTATTGCAATCTGTTGATTATATGATAAATTCATTAATACCGGGAACAGATTGGTCATCATTTGATATTCATGATATTATTACCACTTCTTTAACACTAAAAGAATGGATGGAATCATTTTATGGACGTAAATTCAATATTAAAACATATGATGTTGGTATTCCAGAATATTTTGAAAAATCAAAAATTCCTCAAAAACCAATTATTTCAATCATTGGTCGTAATGCTAATGAAATTTCAAAATTGGTTAAACTATTTTTTGCTAGAAATCCTCAATACAATTGGGTGACTTTTGACCCAATGTTAACAAAAAGTAAACCACCACAAGCAATGCGTAGAGTTGATTTTGCAAAAAGATTGCAAGGTAATTTCGCTGCTGTTTGGGTAGATAGAATTGCATCGTTTGGCACATTTCCATTGGAATGTATGAAATCTGGTGTTATTCCAATCTGTTTAAAACCAGATATTATGCCTGAATATATGATTGAAAGAGATGAAAATAATGATATTGTTAAAACTATTGATGGCGGTGGAGTTTGGACTGATAGTTTCTATGACCTACCTGTATTAATTGGTGAAGTTCTCGTTAAATTTTTAGATGATAGTATTCCTCCCGAATTATATGATTCAATGGATAAATTATTGTCTAAATATAATCAGGAAGCATCCGAAATTAGACTTGTAGAAATTTATCAAGAATTTATCAATCAAAGAATTGAATTATTTAATGGTGCAATCCAGCAACCTGTTGAACAAAAATAATATAATATAATAAAATTTAAAATGAATAATATTACAATAATAATTCCAATACATGAATATGATGAAAAGGTTTCTGAATATTTAGATAAAGCAATTGAATCAATCTCTAAGCAAGAACATAATGTCGAAGATAAACCCAAATTAATTCTTGTTTATCCTCCCGAAATTGATGAAAAATTAAAATCATATATGTATGTTGATATTGACATTAATTATGTCATAAATGAAGGTAAAACCGATTACCAATCACAAATTAATCTTGCTGTTGAGTCAGTAACTACTAATTATTTTAGTGTGCTTGAATTTGACGATGAACTTAGTCCAACATATACAAAAAACGTGAATAAATATATTGAATCTTATCCAGAAATTGATGTATTTCTAACAATGATGGTAGAAGTAAACGAAAAAAATGAAGGACTTAAATTAACCAATGAAACTGTCTGGTCACAACAATTTGTTGGAGAAAACGGTGAAATGGGATATTTAAATGCCAATGCATTAAAACAATATACCGATTTTAAATTATCAGGTGCTGCAATAAAAAAATCAGAATTTAAAAATATTGGTGGATATAAATCAAATATTAAAATGACTTTCATGTATGAATTTTTACTTAGAGCAATAAATAATGCATGTAAAATATATTCAATTCCTAAAATTGTATATAAACATCTTGCCAAACGAGAAAATAGTTTATTTGATATTTATTCAAAAACAATTCCAGTAAATGACAGAAAATTTTGGTTTGAAACTGCTGTTAATGAAGCAAATTTTATGAACGATAGAGTTATTGATATAACAAGACTTGGCAAGTAAAATGTAAAAATAATATTTATTTTGATATTATTCTAAATGAAACAAAATGAAACAAATGAACCATATTTTGCTGAAAGAGAAGAACAGGCTGTTTTAGAATATATAAACACTAATTCAAAAAGTGAGAAAGATAGAATTTATAATGAAATTTTAATTGAGCCATTTCGTAAAATGATTGAATCCATATTAAGAAAATATCCAATACATATTGGAAACTATGATATTCATGAAGTTGAAGAAAACGCATTAACTCATTTAATTGAACACATGGTTAAGTTCGATCCTAATAAAATTGGAAAGTCTGGTAATAAAACCAAAGCATTTAGTTATTGCCAGACAATAATTCGTAATTATTATAAAGATCATAGTAAAACATCTTATAAAGAGAAAAAAACTAATTTATCGTTTGATGATTATGCTGATGAAATTGATGAAAAATTTGAATATCAATATGAGATGGAAGTTGAAAGTCAAAATCGTCTCGATAAACTAATTGTAGATGTAATTTGTGAAATAGAAAATAAAATTGATAATGATCCACAAATCAAAAAAAATGAAATAATTGTTGGCGATGCAATTATAAATATATTAAAAAACTGGCATGTTTTATTTCTGGAAGATACTCCAGATGGCAAATACAATAAAAGAGTTACCAATAAATTTGCTAAAAATAAAATTCTACTTTTTTTAAAAGAACAAACAAACTTGTCAACAAAAGAAATCAGAATAGCAATTAAACCATTTAAAGAAATATACTTCATTGAAAAAATAGGTTGTATTGAAGATTAGTATTTTTTAATTATAAAACTATTTATAGTTAAATTACAATTAAAATAATATAAACAAACCATGCGACCACAAAGAAAAAAATTAAAATTTGATGAAGAAAGTGTTAATAAACTTCTTCAGGAAGTTTATATTGATACCTGTAACAATAAAGCAAAAATTACCAGACTTTTTAGTAAATGGGAAACCAAGGTAAAAGAAAGTGGAGAAATTGCTGCGTTTGGTGATCAAATAGTTAAATTAATTGCAGCAGAAGCAAAAAACCAAGATCAAAAAATTATGCTTTTAAAATATTTAAAGGAAGTTGTTTTTGATGTAAAAACAGGTAATAATAACAATGAAAGTTCTAAATCAGATGGAAATGAAGAAATAACCACAGATAAAAGAAACGATTTATTGGATTTAGTTTTAAAAGAACGTGAAAAAAGAGAAAAAACAAAAAATAAATAATGGGATTAGTTGATGATAAAAGAAAAGTTTTTACTACAATTGGTTCATATACTTCGTTTAACGAACAAACCAATTCTCCTAAGTGGGGTGACCTATATCCATCAATAAATAATAAAGAAGATATTGTATCTTATTTATTGGATGTTTTAAAAACAATTGCAGGCACTGAAGCATTAAACGAATTAATTGGTGGAATGTTTACAAAATTAATTGACAGTTCTGAACAAAAAATTAAAACAGCACTAAAAAAACAATTTATTCAATTTAATGCAGATAAACCATTACCAACTGATTTTGTCACAAATGGAATTTATGTTAAAGCAAAAGATATTGACATTAAAGGTAAATTGAAAATCGCCCCAACATCTGATAGTGGACAATTAATATATAATGGTACTATTGATACTTTCGATAAAAAAGCACATGATGCAATTGTTAAAGCAGGTACTGATGTTCCTTTTCTTAATATGAGTATTAAATATCTTGACAATACAGATAAATTTAATATTAAACCAACAAGTTCTACCAAAATAGGTGATTTTTTCACAGATTATATTGATAAAACTGAAATAATTAATAAAAATGAATTGCTAACTTCAATAACAGATGCAATCTATGGTGTTTTTTCAAAGAAAAATAATAAAACACCCGAACAAGTACTAGATGATTTAAAAATTCAAAAAATATTGGATCAGGTATTAAATAATATTGATGATCCATTTACAATATTACCAAAAGATAATAATGAATTACTTAAACAAGCAAATGATTTAGCTAATGGCATTGTTTATTACGATTTATGTTGTGGTTTAATGCCAGTATCATTATCATTTAATTCATTAACTAATTTAATTACTGTAGTGTCTGGATCAACAGACCCATTTGTTATTAGTAATGCAATTGCTTCGACAATTAATGAAAGTACAACTGGAAATACAATAACAACCGAAAAAAATAAACAAACAGTTACTGATGGATTTTTTCAAAAACTAATTAAATTATTTTTAAATCAAATGTTACATTTTACAATTCAATCGCCACAAATTAGAATATTACTCGGTATATTGAGTTCTATTAATAATAATGGTCAGGTCTTAATTCAAGAAGCCGTTAATGATATGAAAGATTTTGCCATAATGATTAAATGCATGGCAAAAGAAATACTTAAAATGATAGCAGAATTTATATTTAATCTGGCTGTTTCCTATTTAATTAAGTTAATAACGCCAGTAATCAAAAAAATTATAAAAGAAAAAATTAATCAATACATAAATATAATAAAAAGTCTAACACCAATAAGTAATTATTTAAATTCAACATAAAATGCCAATAGATTTTAGTAATATTAATGCGATAATTGCAGGATTTGATAAAATATTAAGTCTCTCTTCGGTAGGTGGACCGCCACCCGTACCAACTCCATTAATTCTTGTTGGTGTACCTTTACGTACAGGATTATCGCCAACAAAAATAGCATCCAGAATTATTGCTAGAAAAGGAGAAGCAGGTTTACCTGTTGGTGTTTTACCGTCTGGTCAAATTAGTCCTGATGAAATAATGGAAAGAATCAGAATTGAAGAAATTATAAAAGCATTACAAGAAGAATCAATTATTACTGTTGCAATACCACCCGGAATTACATTAACGGCTGCAGGTATTTCACCAACAGGACCTGTTACAGTATTTGGTTCAACTATAATATTTTCAAAGGGTTACGGAGTAATACAATAAAATTATGGAAGAACTATCAAAATATACACCAACAGAATTACTTAAAATAATTAAGGATACTGAAAATAATCATGATATTATAAAACAAGAAATTATTAATTATACTTTTGAGATTGAGGAAATTGTAAAGAAAATTAGCGAAAAAGAAATTATAATTAATAAACTTGAAGAAAAATACATTGATTTAATTGAAGAAATAAACAATAGGTAATATTGTTAATTATCATATTATAAGTATTTATAAATTGATTTATAAATAATATTATGGCATACGAAAAACCCATTCTACAAACATCAATTAATCCGTATAAACCGCAAGGGAGTACTTATGAAATAACCAGAACGATTTATTATGCTGAAGTAATTTCAATAGAAGATGAAACCGATGGTGGAAGAATAAAAGCAAGAATTCAAGGTTTTGATAATAATACTTTAAATGATAATTTACCTTGGTGTTATCCTTTATTGCCTAAATTTTTTCATTTATATCCACAAGTTGGCGAAATAGTAAGAATTTTCATAGAAAATATTAAATATCCAGAACGAAGCAGATTTTGGATGGGAAGTGTAATATCACAGCCACAAAAGATAGGCTTTGATACTATTTATACGGCACTTTCAACCACAAATTTAGGACTTACTGTACCAGAACCAGCACCTAGTACCTATCCAGATGCAAGTGGCGTATTTCCTCTTAAAACAGACGTAGCGATAATAGGCAAAGTTAATACCGATGTTATATTAAGAATTAATGAAGTACATATTCGTGCAGGTAAACATGAAAATGATAATATTTTAAAATTAAACACAAAAAATCCTGCAGAAATATCATTGGTTTTTGAAAACGGTGATAATGGATATCAAAGCAGTACAGTTATAACCAGCGATAAAATAGCATTAATTTCACACAATGGAAATCCACAGTTTAAAGCAGCAAGAGTAGAAGCAAAAGACAGAGAAAGAATATTCGATGAAGGACACCCAATGGTAAGAGGTGATGTTGTTAAGGAAATATTGGAAAAATTTAGAACAGCAATAATTGCACATATTCATGGCTATTCAAATCTACCTGCAGATAAAGATGCTATCATAAGTGACTTGGAAAAAATTAATTTAGACGGTATGTTGCAGAAAAATATTGTAATAAATTAAATTTTATATATCTTTGCTTTTTAAAAATTTAAAATGTTCACAATACCATCAGAAATTTTTACTGCGTTTAATAATGTTACGTTTTATGATGAACCGCATAAATATTACATTGATAATAAAGAATTAATTTCTGTTACTACCTTAATTCACAAATATCAACCAGAATTCAATGGAGAATATTGGTCTAATATAAAAGGGAAACAATTTAATATAAAACCAAATGAAGTATTAAGGGCATGGAATTTTATTAATAAAAAGGGAACAATCAAAGGTTCTGCCATTCATGATTATGCTGAAAATCTTTTTCAAAATAAAAAATACGAATATCCAAAAGAATTAATATTAAATGAATTTGGTTTTGATCCTGTATTAAAAGAATATGAGATAACAAAAAAACATGTTGATAATTTTTATAATGATGTAAAAGGTAAACTAATTCCAATACGTGCAGAATATGTTGTTTATGATAAAGAATATCAAATTGGTGGTATGTTAGATATGCTATTCTATAATGTAAAAAGAAAAGAATTTCAGGTATGGGATTATAAAACAAACAAAGATTTAACATTAGATTGCAAGGAAAGACATTTATTGAATGATTTATTTACTCTAGAAGATTGTGACATGGAAATATATTCAATACAATTGGAAATGTATAAGCAAATTATTGAAAGAAATATTCCAATTAAACTAGGACAATCTTATTTAGTCTGGTTTTCGCATAGAAATGATAATTATAAAGTAATTCCAACCAGAAATAGAGAGTACTATGCAAAAATAATTATGGAAAACAGATTAAATGAATTATAAAATTAATTCATATTTATTTGCACCGCAATCATAGATTTTATAAATACTTTTAATTTTTTCGTATCTAATTTTATTTTTTGGTGAACGAAACATTCTATTTATTTCATTAGTTTCAAAATAAAAATAATTAGGTTTTATCTTTTTTATTAAATTAAAACCTAATTTTATATATTGATCTTCATCGTCATATCTTCTATTAGAATAATAAATTATTGATTTAGGATTATAATTATCAATAAAATAACTAATTATGTTTTCTTCCGCCTTATTAATTTTATAATTAAGTTTATTCGCAAATCTAATTATTTTATAGTTGTCGGCATTTTTATTAATTAATGACATTATTGATATCAATTCCTTGTTATAATATAATCCGAAATTTAATGTTGAAGTAGTACAACCAAGTAAATGATTTGTTTTAAAAAAATTATTAATAAGGTCAATATCAATTATTTTTTTAATATTACAATCACTTGCATTTATCTCTATTTCTAAAATATCTAATTTAGATTTAATTAGATTTAAAATGCAATCATATTTATTTATAATTTCATCTTCAAATATGTGAATTAATTTAACGTCATTTTCTTTAGATAATATGGTTTTATTTAAATGATAATGTTTGTTTTTAAATTTTTCTGAATGCCAAAATAAACCGTCAATTTCAATACCTAATTTAAAGTCAGGTAAATAAATATCAATTTCTTTTCCATGTAAAATTGTTCGATTATTTAAAATATAGTTGATATTATGTTTTTTTAACATTAATATAATATTATCTAAAATAGACGAATATGATTTTAATTTATTACATTTAGTACATATTTTATATTTATTAACAATTCTCGAAATTAAAAGTTTATTACTAATTGAAAAATCATCGTTACAAGTTTTACAATGAAAATGATATAAATTGGAATTATAATCATGTTTAATAAAAATAATATTATCATCTGTAATTTTATTAAGCATTCTTTTTATATTTGTTGCAGTGCCGTTTTCAGATGATTTTATTCTGTTTTCAATTACATGTGGAATATCGTTAATGTTAGAAACACCATATTTTTTTATTATTGCTTTTTGACAATTATCTTTTATTTCTGTTGATTTCATTGGACTATCAACACCGTATGTCTTAATCAAACTGTTTTTAAATTTCTTTTTTATTTCTTCATTTTTCATTGGACTATCGACACCAAACTTATTAATATATGATTTTCTTTTCTTTAATAATATTTACTTGATTATGACTATCAACACCATATTTCTTTCGATTAAATAATATAACTTGGCTTTTATGCTCTTCGGAACTATTTAAACAATCAATTGAACAATATTTATTATGCCCTTTCGCTAATGTTTCAACAAATTTTAGATATTTTCCACAGTTTGGACATATAGGAACATTTTGTAGATCATTTATAAACAACCAAATCTTTTCTTTAAATGGTATTTCTTTTCTAATTGAATTATTTATTATTTGTAAATATAATTCAATTTGATTTTTAGATAACCATTTTTCAGTAGTTTTACAACCGCATTTATTATCAATAAAGAAATATATTTTTGCTTCTTCTTTAGTCATATATTATATAAATAATGTCACAAAAATATACTAAATTTGTGACATTATTAAGTAAAAATAAATAATCTAATTTTACATGTTAAGAATACATCTGTAAGGTTGTATTTCTAAAACTATGTTTGTTAAATCATCAGTTCCGTAATCATTCTCGCCAAAATCAATTGATGTAATCATGCATTGCTCCAAAAACCATTTTTCGACTTCGATACCTGCAGGGTCTAATGCTTTTAAAAGAATATTTTTCGCATAACCAGCCTTATATCCCATTCTACCTGTCAATGATTCTGCATGTAAACGAACCCACTCCATAAGTTGCTGTGACGAAGATGGACCGATTGGATCAAGGAATGTTATACTCATTGTATCCCAAAAATATCTACCCGAAACATAGTTTTTTTCGTTCATAAACGGAATTTCAACCGAATTTATTTTCATCGAAGGTCTTTTAAATTTTTGTACCTTCCAAACTTCTATACCCAAATCATCCGCAAATTCTGCGAAAAATCTATTTACCCTCTTAGGTTCATATTCAAAGGGAATTCCCCTTACCATTTCATTTGCCATAGTATTTATTATTAATTTTTATTGTTTTATAATTATTTTTATATAAATACTGCAAATAATAAAAATTAATTAATATCTTTACATTTTAAAGTATATGGAAGAAAATAAAAAAGAATTAATAGAATATTTTATTAAAGATAATCAGTCAGGATATAAAACCAGAGAAAAATATGTGAAAAAACATATAATTGGTTTGGCTGGTAAAATAAATGAATACAATAATAAATTTTTTGATATTGATTTTCCGTTTACACAAAAACTTTATAATTATCTTTATGATATTACTGAAATTCCTAAGTGTGATAATTGTGGTAAATCAATTAAATGGAGAGGAGTTTTCACAGAAGGTTATTTAAAAAATTGTTCAAAAGAATGTAAAAATCGTAGTAAATTAAGAGTTGAAAGAACTAAAATAACAAATATTGAAAAATATGGAGTAGACTCGGTTTTAAAATATGATAAATTTAAAGCAAAAAGATGGGAAACAATGAATAAAAAAATTGTTGAAAAATTTAAAAAACATGGATATAATATAATTGAAACAAATAAAACCACACTAAAAATAATACATCCTGATGGTCATATTTTTGAAGGAAATAGAAAGCTATTTTCAAATAGACTTAATGACGGATTTGAAATATCAACCAAATTATTGCCATTAAAATCAATACGTTCCACATATGAATTAGAAATACAATTTTTTTTAAATTCGTTAAATATTAAATATGTTATAGGAAGCAGAAAAATATTAAACAGAAAAGAAATTGACATTTATATTGAACCAAATAAATTGGGCGTTGAATTTGACGGATTATATTGGCATTCAAATTTATTTGTAACAAATAATTATCATCTAAATAAAACAGAAGAATGTGAAAAACTAGGCATTGAACTTATTCACATATTTGAAGACGAATGGATTAATAAGAAAGAGATCATTAAATCAATGATTAAAATAAAATTAGGTATATATG